TCAGCTAATTTAAAATTAACTGTACAAGCAACTGGTGAAAACTCAGGAACTTGGGGACAGATTACAAATACAAACTTATTAATTCTTGAACAAGCTATTGGTGGTTATGACGCATTTAATGTAACTAATGCATCTAGAGCCTTAACTTTTACAAATGGTGCTTTATCAAATGGTAAAAATGAAGTTATTAAACTAACTGGTACACTTGAAGGTAATTTAAATGTTACCATTCCTGATTCAGTTGAAAAAACTTATCTTGTTGAAGATGCATGTGATCATGCAGGTTACACTTTAACTTTTAAAACTACATCTGGAACAGGTGTACTTTTATGTGAAGGTCACACTTACACATTATATTCTGATGGAACTAATGTTGTAAAAGCAGGTGAACTTAGAAAATGGAGAGCAATAACAGCAGCTGAAACAGTTCAAGCTGGAGCTCAAATTTTAGCAAATACAAACGGTGGAGCATTTACAATTACTCTACCCGCTTCTCCAAGTGCAGGTGATGAAGTTTCATTTATAGATCAAGGATATGATTTTAATACTAACGCATTGACTGTTGGTAGAAATTCTTCTAATATAGCTAATAGTGCATCTGACCTTACAGTTAGCACACAAGGTGCTGGTTTCAGTTTAGTTTATTCTGGAGATGCTACAACAGGTTGGACTTATAGGGAGAAATAGAATATGTCAAATTACGAAGCAACTAAATATGATTTTGATGGAGCAAACCTTACAGGTATTGAAGGTATTCCTACAGCAACTATTGTGCCGTGGTCAGATTCTTCTATACCGTCAGGTTTCTTAGAGTGTAATGGACAGGCAGTAAGTCAATCTACTTATGCAGATTTATTTGCAATCATTGGTACAACTTATGGTGACCCAGGAGGCGGTAATTTTAACGTTCCTGATTTACAAGACAACGTACCGGTTGGAAAATCTAATAATAAAGCTTTAGCCACAACTGGTGGAGCAAATACTGTAACTTCAACTGGAAACGTTGGTGGATCAACTGCTAATGCAACTTTATCAACACCTCAACTTGCATCTCACAGTCACACTCAGTCTGTAGGAAATGTCCCTGGCCCTGCATTTGGTGCAGAAGGTTATCCAAACAGAAGTAGCAACCAGACAAGTAATACAGGTTCTGGGGGAGGTCACTCTCACAACATGTCTGCTAACTTTTCTGGAGATGCAACTTCAGTTTTACAACCTTATTTAACAATTATTTATATTATAAAAACTTAGGAGAAATTATGGCAAGTAAAGGAAATTGGACAATAGTATTTGAAGACAAGCTAATAATTAAAAATTATGCTGAAGGTGCTTCTAACGGAATTGGATATGTTATTTCTGATGATTCTTTTTGGAATCAATCTAAATTTTCCAATATTTGGGCAATTCAATTAGGTACTTCTAATTCTTCTGATGAAGTAGAGCATAAAGATGAGACTTCACATTGTAGTTATGCAGATGCAAATTTAGGAGACATTAGTCAATTTTCTGACAGATGGGATTCAGCTCACTTAGCTAAATTACAATTTAATTGGGACAATGACAATGCAGTCGATGAAGAGGGTAACTCTATAGAAACTGAAGCTGAAAAAATTACTAGATTAGGTGCAAGACCTACATCTTATTCTTCATAATCTTTAATAAATAAAGTAGAAGTATATCTTTTTAAATTAGAAACATTGCTTTTGTGTTGTGAATGAACCCATGTTGAAGGAAACATAATAGCTCTATTTTCTCTAAATCCAACATGAATATCTAATTCACATTGATTTAACTTTCCATGATAAAAGACCGTTCCATTAGTTACAGCTGTTGGACCAGATATCATTATTAATACATTTACTTTTGCACAGAGGTCATCAGTGTGTGGTTTAAAATGATTTAAATTTCTTTGATCTATACCTGAAGTTGGATGTATTTCCTTAATTTTTATTTTAAATTTATTTTCTGCTTGATTTAAAAATAAATTTAAAAATTTAGATTTTTCTGGAAAATACCATCTATTTCCATAATGATTTTCTTGATTTTTTTCAGTTGTATGTTCAAAAAAACAAGGAGTATAATAAGCACTGTTTAATGAAAAATGTTGAATTTCTCTTAAATCTTTTTCTTCAAAAAAATTGTCTACTATTTTTATCACCTTAACATCATCCAAGAGGTCAAAATATATTTTTCACCGGAGAGTGGTGAATTACCTCTATGTATATAAGGAAAACCTGCCGGCCAGATAACTATTCTACCTGTTTTAGGCTTTACTCTTTTTGAAAAATGTAAAAATTCTGTTTCTCCTCCTTCTTCTACATCATTTAAATATATTGAAAAAACAAAAGCTCTTGGTTCGTTTTCATAACCTTTACCATGTTCTATATGCCAAACATGATAACCCTCTGTTGGTAATGTTTTTTGTATTTTTAAATCTGTAAAATGAAAAGGAGTTCCATAAGCATCGTCTGCACCTACATTTTTTACGTAATGATTCCAAGCCAAGTCAAAATTTATCATCATTGATTTTAGTGACTCCCACCATACATTTATATTATAAGGTGCTGCAAAAAATTGTTGATCTTGTTTTTGAAGTATGGAGGCTTTTTCAAAACCTATTCTATTAATAGTATTATTAAATTTATTTTGGTTTTCATATAATTCAATAGCTTTATTACATTCTTCTGGCGTAATGTAATTATCATACACGCCTATAAAATTATTTATATTTACTAATTTTTCATTCATAAATTTTTAATATGATTATCATATGCATGATGAGTAAAAGGACCATGTTGATTAACATAATGTAAAAAAACTTGAGCCATACCTTCTCCTTTATAAACACCAGGTCTACCATGTTTTTGATGGTGACCATTATATAATAATGCTTCTCCTTCTTTTAATTCAATTTTTTTGTTTTCTATTATTAAAGGCCAGTCATCATATTTTTTAATACACGCAGTTATTGATATTTCACACGCATGTCTATCTTTATGTGTATCTAATGTCGCTCCTAATACATAATATCTCCAATAAGCATAAGTAGGAAATAGTTTTAAATTAGATTTTTTTTCTACAATAGGTAATTTTACATCTAAAAAAGCATACATTAAAGGGTCGTAAAACCAGGCAGGAGAGAAAGCTTGACCATCGTTTGCTTGACCATCGTTTGATTGATAGTATTTATCTTCATCTAATTTATTATAACAATATTTTTGAAGAATATTTAATTCTTCTCTATTAAAAAAATTTTTTATTACTTTAACCATGCAACCACGCTATATCTTGTTCCTTTTGTTATAGGTTCAATAATATGAGGATACATAAAATTACTTGGAAAGAATACAATTGAACCTCGGTCTAATTTTAATCGTTTAATTTGTTTTTCTTTTTGATCAGTAAAAATTAAATCACCTCCTTTATAATTATTATTTAAATTCATGATTATACTTAAATGCCTTGGAGTAGAACTATAATGATCAGTATGTATTTCGTATTTACCTCCAGGTAAATATTTTAATAAATCTATTTGACTAATGTTATTTGAAGCAAATTTTGGAAATTTTACTTTATAAAATTTATATAATCTTTCAATTTCTTTTTTTAAATAATTAAAATAAAACATATTAGTAGGTGTTTCAAAATTTAAATGATATCCCTTAACATTTCTTATATTTTCATCTACAACATTATTTCTAATAGATAAATTTTTTATTGCTTTAGCATCTATTAAAGCTATAGTTTTTTCTATAATATCTGGATTAATTACATTTTTAATTTCTACAATTGCTTCCAAATGGTCCATAATTATGATACTTTCATTCTCTGTAAAACTAATATATAAAGCACTATATGCTACAAAAATTAAATTTCAAGCCTGGTTTTAACAAAATGGTCACAGATTCAGGAGCTGAATCTCAATGGGTAGATGGTGATTTTGTTAGATTTAGATACGGACTACCTGAAAAAATAGGTGGTTGGAATCAATTGACTGTACAATATAAAACATTACCGGGTGTGGCACGTGCACAGCATGCATGGACATCACTACAAGGTGAAAAGTATACCGCTATTGGTACCTCACAAGGTTTATTTTTATACTATGGTGAAGATTTTTATGATATCACTCCTTTAGATACAGCAATCACTGGAGCTGACTTTGATGCTTCAACCGGTTCACCAACCGTTACAGTCAATAAAACTTCACATGGTTTATCTGATGGAAGATATGTAACCTTTTCCAGTGTTACAGTCCCAACGGGATCAGGATACGCAACAACAGATTTTACAGACAATACTTTTGAAGTATTAAATTCAACAGATAATACCTTTGAGATTACGATGCCATCTAATTCAGCAGGCACTACTTCTGGAACTGGATCTGCAGAAATTGATCCTTATGTAATAGTTGGTCCTACATTTCAAACTGCAGGTTATGGTTGGGGAACAGATACATATAGTGCATCAACCTGGGGCACGGAGCGTACAACTAGCGACGTGATTCTGGATCCAGGCTTCTGGAGTTTAGATAACTTTGGTCAAATATTAGTTGCAACTATTCATAATGGCAAAACATTTACTTGGGATGCGGGCGCAGCAACTCCTAGAGGAAATAGAGCAACAGTTATGAGCGGTGCACCTACTGCATCAAGATTAACACAAGTATCAGACAGAGATAGACATGTATTTCATTTTGGAACAGAAACAACAATTGGTGATACATCAACACAAGATCCAATGTTTATACGATTTTCAAATCAAGAAGATTTTAATACTTATGCTCCAACAGCAACCAATACTGCTGGAACATTTAGAGTAGATAAGGGAAACTTTATTGTAGGAGCAGTGTCTGGTAAAGATTATACATTAGTATTAACAGATAGTTCTGCTTATGTAATTCAATTTGTTGGTCCACCATTTACATTTAGTGTTAAACAAGTTGGTACAAACTGTGGTTTAATTGGTCAACATGCACTGACATATTCTAATGGTGTTGTCTTTTGGATGTCAGGTGAAGGTGGATTTTTTATGTATGATGGTACTGTTAAATCAATACCATGTTTAGTTGAAGACTTTGTATTTACAACTACAGGAGATAATTTAGGTTTAAATTACAATGCAACACAAATTATATATGCAGAACATAACACTCTATATGGTGAAGTAAATTGGTTTTATGCAAAAGATGGTTCTGATCAAATTGATAGATGTGTTACATATAATTATGGAGAAAACTGTTGGACAACATCATCATTAGCTAGAACATCTTATGTTGACACAGGTGTATTTGATTTACCTTATGCAACCGAATATGATTCAACGGCTATACCTAATTTTCCAATACAAGGTATTACTGCAAAGTATGGAGCATCAACTTACTATGCTCATGAAACCGGAACCGATCAAGTCGATTCATCGGGTACAACTTCTATTGATGCATTTATACAATCAGGAGATTTTGATATATCTGCAAGACGTAGCGCGTTAGGTGGTACAACTGGTCTTGCTGATTTAAGAGGTGATGGTGAGTTTATTATGTCTATGAAACGATTTATACCTGATTTTAAAGTATTAACTGGTAACTCAAAAGTAACCTTGTTATTAAATAACTATCCAAGTGACACAGCATCTAGTTCACCTCTTGGACCCTTTACAATAACATCATCCACTGATAAAGTAGATACTAGAGCTAGAGGAAGATTACTTGCAATCAAAATAGAAAATGATGCTATAGGTGAGACTTGGCGTTATGGAACATTAAGAGTAGATATCAAACCAGATGGAAGAAGATAATGGCTAGAATAACTTCATACATACCAGAACCAAAAGAAGAATATGA